CTGTCGTTCTTATATTACCTCCATAGCTATACGATGTTGAGGGTATATCAATTAGCTCCAGATTTTCATCATTGACTGAACAGATACCGCCAATGGTAACTCCATTACGTATAGTAAATCTTATCTTGTCACCGGATACTGGTATAACTGCGTAAACAGAATCAAACAACTCCCTTAAATTCACATTTAATAAATCACTGCTTATGTCAACGCTGTAGGTATCAGGATCAGCATCAATAGTATCGCCACTGTATTCAATTGCCGTATAGGTAAAAGTTGAACCCTGCTGACTCTCATTAGCGCTTACTACTTGCATCGCCAAAGGAAAAGGCAGGCCGGTAAAATCAACAATATTTCTGTTTTCTATGCTTATGAAATCAGCCAGCCACAACGCGCCATCTTTAGCATCTAACTTGAATGTGCACTTTCTTGGTATTTTGTTGTATCTAGCTAGTATTTTTTCACCTAACTCTACTGCAGCGGCACCATCGGCGCTTGTCAGCCATCTAGCAAGAACTGTTTTTATCTTTTTGGTTCCATGCTTGTTATCAGTTTCGGCTTCAGTATCAACAATGATATCTAGTGCGCCATAATTTGGTATGTCATTGATTTTTTCGGTGGGGTTTTTTTGTGCGTAATAAACCCAAACCTCTGTTATAAGCTCGCTGGCCAAATCAACCCACTGAACAGATTCCTCTAACAAGTTTAGATCATCATTTAAGTCAGTTATAGATTCGTTCTCTGCGGGCCTTACTGATCTTAATTTTAAAAGCGCCGTCCTATCATCCCAGAATGTAGTAAAATACATCTGCTCGCACATTTCTGATATAAGATCAGTTACACCCGTTGGCTCTGCAATTATTGCTGTATATAGTCGTGGCAAAAACTCGGCTGACTCTATAGCCCATTGAGCTAAATCAAGATATTGCGTATCAACCTCGGCATAATTTACTAGTAAATCCTCTAAAATGTCTTTGGGCAACTGGCTTATGTACTCCAGGCAAAGCTGAACCGAATCACTGGCATCATGGGCTGATATAACCGTGTTATTTATGCCTCTGGCAATAGTCATAACATCAGAAACCCGAGTAAAAGACATTATTTCTTTGTCTATCCTTACTTTTCCTGAAGCTGGGTAATCTATATCACCAATACCTGATGGGCTTAATGTCAGCGATGTATCGGTGTCATTAATACCAGCAAATAATTTGCCAGTGCTTGCAAACGGGGCCTTTGATTTTTCATTCGCCGCCAATGTTAAAATATCTTTTGCCGATATAGATAGTTGGCCTGTCGATGTCGGGCCTGTCATTCCTGTTAAGAAAAAAGTCCTTGTTATCAATGTATCTTGATCGATATTACCATCGTCATCAAAAAAACCAGACTTATGCCTGACAATACTATGCATATAGTATGGATTTCTGGCTTTCCATTTAGTCCAGAATGTACCACGATCGTATGCAATATAATCTCTATCATCTAAATAGGGGTCAACTATTCTATCTGTGTGGGGGTGATCTGAGAATGAGGCTGACAACGTACCACGAACACCTAGCGCGCTAACATTTGAGTTGCCACCGCCTGGGTTTATGTTCCCAGGTGATATATTAACGCTCTGTAGATAAGGGAAATAATAATCATCATCAGGCAACCCTGACTGATTGTGGCAAAATTTTAGGGTTATTATAGAATCTGACTGATTATAATTAGCACTATCTTGGCAGCTTTCCCTAGTGTTGAAACATTTGTTGTCACCTGTGGTGCCTAGAATGGCCTCACAAGGCGAATCACCATAAGCATTAATACATAGCGGCTGATCTATCTCTATCCATTCAAAAGGCTTACGTTGAACGCTAGTTAATATGTCACTCATCAGAATAGCCTTCTACATTAAAGCTCACCTGCATAAGATTTTTTATACCCATATTGCTCGGCACTATATCGTCAGTAGTCCAAACATAGCCAACCTCTTGCGGAAATTCTTGGTTTCTCCAAGCAAAGAAAAATGGCCTTGCTCTAGCAGAAACGACAAAAGGCTCAAAATTGTCTCTATACCAAATAGCGTCCAGATGCTTTAAATCAATATTCGTTCCCACTCCCTCCCTTATAATTGATATCCCTGCAAATTGGCCGCCCTCTGTTTTGTTTCTTATGGTTCTGGTTTTTCTGCCCATGGTTATTGGCGTGTGGCCGCCGTATATTCCCCGCTGAGATACCAATAATTGACCAATATACAATACGCCTAGTGATGGCACCGATTCACCTGTGATATTTAACCGCCAATATCTGGCCGTAATAGTTGAAAATATAAACATTATTGGCTTTCCGTCACCTGGGCTCGCCTCTGAAATATCAAACCATTCAGAGCCATCAAATGAGTATTGAGCAGTTATTACGCATCGATCACGGGCAAATGTATGCGATGCTAAGCCGATATAATCAACATCAACAGCCGAGCCATTATCTATAGTAACTGTGGCTGGTAATGCTGTAGGCTTCCATCGCTCTGCTGTCAATGGATTGGCTAGGCTTGCAACTGGAAACCCAGCGGCCTGTGTTAATGAAGTTATATTGTCCTCAGTGACAATTGTTTGATACCCAAAATGGCCTTTCTTTAATATCTGCTGTTCTGTTTCCCCAGTAACAGGCAGTTTTAAATTGTCGGAAATTATAATTGTCATTATGTAGTCCTCAATACTGCGCCTTGATCTTGCGCAAGATTGATAATATCTACAATTTGCTGCCCTGAAAACAATTGATCTGGATTGATACCGCTCACACTAATATTTGTGCCCGATGATGCCGATTGATCTGTTTGGGGGGTGGATGATGCCACTGATGATGCGGCTGATGATGCAGAGCTAGAGCCACCGCCACCACTACCGCCACCACCGAATGTCTGTGATCTAATGGCACTAACTTGGGCAAATCCTTGGGCGGCTGCAAATGCCACCGCCGGAATAGCGGCGGGATAGCCAAGTTTAACGCCTGCGGCTATACCCTGATAAGTGCTTATTAATGCATCAGCTAACGCGAATTTTTTATTTGCCTCAAATGCTGATTTTGATGTATTTGACATTGTATTGAGTATTGATCTGCCTGCCGATAATGTACTAGCGGCAACTGCCTGATTATGACTAGCTAATATGCCCTCAATGCCCTTATACCCATCACCTTTGATGGCCTGAAGCTTAGCCATGTAATCTTTTTCAGCTTGTAATTGTACGGACTTAAACTCTTCATCAGATGAAAATTGCCCCTCTTCAAATCCTCGCTGCAAATCGGCCATAGCTTCTTGATGCTCTAGCGTCAATTGTTCTTCAGTTACATATCGATTTCTTAATGCATCGATTCGCTTTTGGAACGCTTCGTTTTCTGATATATCTTCTGCTGATTCAACTTGTGGCAAATCAATGCCTGACTGCTCCCTTGCCTCAACAACTGCCTGCGCGGCGGCTTCTCCTGCTTTTTTAGCATCATCAACCCACTTATCAAATGCAACTGATGGCAGCGGCTTCTCTAAAATAGCGCCGATTTCACTAGTTGCGGCATTGAAAATCATCATGCTTTCACGTTGGAATCGTTCTATTTCTTCAAGATTACCAGACATGTCAATGCCAGGAACGGCATCGGCTATCATTATCCAACCCTTTGCAATCTCGGCCAGAGTTACTATTATTGGCTGAGCTCCGGCTATTATAGCGTTAGCAGTGATATCAAAGGCTCTACTCACGCCCTCAATTGAATCAATAACAAAGCCAGTGCCGTTAATTATCATTCTGAATGAGTCTTCTACGGTATTTCCTAGGCCTCCAGCGTCCTCGGCGGCATCCATGAATAAATCGGCTAATGCTTTTAATATTGGGGCCAATTGTATGGCGGCCTGCTGTGCTATCCCATCCATAGCAACGCCAATTGTACTCATGGCATCATTGGCCATTTCAACTTTAGCCGCATCAACATCAGACAAAGCAGTGCCGAAAAGCTCGGTTTCTCTTCTGGCCTGTGCAATGGTTTCTGGGTTTAGTTGCTGTATTGCCGCGCCAGCCTTAGCACCAAATAAATCGGCGGCGACTGCTGCGCGCTCGGTTGCTGGGATATTTTCTTTTAGTGCAACATTTATAGCTTGGATTCTGTCATCAAGTGGCAATGCTGCCAACTCATCAGCATCAAGCTTTAATCTTGATAATGCGTCTGCGGCTGAATTACTACCCTCTTTTGCCTCACCTAAGCGAACCGTCAGATTGCGAGACGCGGCGCTTATTTGCTGTAGTGATACACCGGATAACTCACCCGCTCTAGTTAGGGTGGCCATACTCGCTGAGGTAGTATTAAGCTGCTGCGCCATTTTTGCTTGTGCATCAATGGCAGCTAGTGATTGCTTAATTATATGGGTTGATATTGCTAAGCCTGCCGTGGCGGCGGCGGCTGTATATTTAGCTAATGACTTACCGCCACTATTAACGGTATCTCTAAATTTATTTGTCTCACCAGATGCCTTTTTTAACCCAACAACTAATGGGTTAATATCCGCGCCAACTGATACTGCTAAATCTGTACGTTCAGCCATTAGCCTAATTTCTCATATAGTGACGCCCATTTGTCGGGCTCTTTTTCTGGCATTTTGGCCTTGTAAAGCCACCAAAACTCATCAGGATGTAAGCCCCAAAACTCACTAGGGGCGCACCATCCTGCCCCTATAGCGCCAACATAGGCGGCTTTTACGAATTGTTGGCGGCCTGTTGCTTTCCCTCTATTTCACCAGTGTCTATTGTGTCATCTTGCGGGGGTATCATCATCATCAGTAAGCCGGTAATACATGGCCCTACTGTAGCCTGTGAGTCAGTGAAAAGTGTTGCATATACGTCATCGTCTGATATTTTAGCGCCTGCATATCTAAGGGCAGCACCATAGCCCATTGCTAACTTAGCTAACGGGGCTCCTTTTTCTGACATTAACTCAGAGATAGTTACAACATCTTCTATCTCTGCTATTAAGCGCATAACCTTATCGGCGGGTATCTCGTAATCAGCACCCTTCCAAGTCAGTTTAACAGGTTGAAATATACTCATATTCTAACCTCTTAAATTGGTGTATAAGTCCACTCGCCTGATGACTGTAGGGATGCGCTAAATGTAATTGCGTCATTATATGCGCCGGTTTCTTCCAGTGAAGTAAGGAAAAAATCACCCGATAATGTATCGCCATTAGGGTACTCAATGTTGATGTCAGTTAGCATCATTGAGCCGCCTACCAATATCTCTTGGCGCAAGTCATTATCCTTAGTTACACCTTCAACACTTAAATCAAGTGAGTTTGTGCCAGCCATATCTAGCAGTGTACGAAAACCGCCATCATCGTCTGATGTTATATCAATTGGTTCGCCGTTAGCTGTAAGGGTTTTAGACCTCACGCCTGCTATTGTCGCCGTACCACGTTTTATTAAAAGATCGCGCCCTTTATTAGCTGCCATCGTTAAACCCTCTATAGTTGATCAATTGTTATTCTAAAAGTTTGCACACCGTGGCGGGTTTTACCGTCGCCATCTAAAAAAGTTTGGCTATCTATCCAATCTATTCCAACAAGAGTATAGCCCGTTACTGTCAAATTTGCTCTATGTAAAGCATTATATATTAAACCTTGTATTTCCTTTGTCTCTTTTTTTCCCCGTTGCCTGCTCCATGTATGAATAACAATGGTAGCATCAGCTCCAAGCTCTGTGTCCGTATCCCACTCAACAACGCTATCATCACCAATAACAATATATGGGAAATCATCAGCAGAACCAGAGTCTATGGGCTGATCGACATCATCATTAATCGATACAACAGCCGATGTAATTGGAGCATTGGCCGTTAGCGCATCATATATAGATTGCTGTATTGCTATCTCAAAGCTCATTTTTTAGCCCGTTGGCTTTTTTTCTGTTCACGTTTTACTGCGGCTGTTAGCTTTTTAACAAACTGCTGCTTTAATATGTTTGGTAGCTGAGCCATAACTTTATCTTTTGCAGGCTGAATAAACGGCTGTGGCGACTGCGGGCCTGAGGCACCGCCCTTAACGCCATACTCAACAAAACGCCAATAGAAACCATCATTCTTAACGCCTTTTCCTTGTGTTGCCACAACCTCACTAACTGGCTTGTTTGGAGGGCTTTTTCTTCGCTTGGTTTTAAGTGATTTTTTCAGGTTTCCGGAATTTTTTGGCGCGTTTTTCTTGGCATCCTTAGTAATTTCGGCGGCTACACCGTGAATAGTGGAGCGCATTAAATTTCTTGCATGCTTTGGCGCTATTCGAGTTAATACATCCTCTATCTCTTCTATTCCAATAACTGTCATGCCAGATTTAGCCATTACTGAGCAACGCCTCTTTCTGCCTCAATCTCTAGGTATAGCATTTTTGTGCCATACCTTTTTATATTGGTGATATTATATTCTATACCCTGCCATACTAGCCGAAACTTCTCGCTCATATCTCTATTTCTAATAATAAATATCTGGCCAGCCTCTGCATTAATCCTATCATAGCTATCATCTTCGCGGCCGCCTCTCGGCTTGACCTTTGTCCACACTGTAGCTATATCATTGAAAGTTAGTGTATTTCCACCCATTCCATCAGGGGCTGGGATTTCCTCTCTAATGATTACCCTTTGATCAAGCTCCCCAGGATCATACATTATATGCCCATCCTTGTTCTATAGGGGTAAGCCAATGCCTCGGCGGCATCATTACGGTACATTTGCATGCTTGTTAATGTAGCTCTGGTATTGTGTAGGTCTGTAATCGTTAACAGTATTGCTTGCTGAATAGCGAACGGAATAAATGCGGGGCTTGATGAATTATCCACTCCAGCCGTAACCTCAATTCTGACACTAATAGCTGTCGGCCATGTTGAGCTATATCTAATTTGGCGGCGCTCACCATCTAGCGTGATACCCGTTGAGATTGTTTGGTCTGCTTGATCTGTGTCTAAATAAGTAACGCTATCAATAGAATCTACGCCAGGTATCTGTATATCCATAGGAAAATTGGATGCTGGGAAGTTATCAAAAAATAAAGCAAAGGTGGCCTCTGCAAAATATTGGCCGGTATAGGTCTCTATATAATCCCTCGCCACTGAGATTAGTGATGTTATGTAATCATTCTCATCATCACCATCACACCGCAATTGTTCCTTAGCTTGTACTAAAGTAACTGGCTCTACTGTCGGCTGAGTTAATCGGATTATTCTATCAAAGTTATACGTCATCAAATGCGCCTTTTAGAGTGTTGCGCTTAAAACATTTTAGGGCTGTGTCTATCGTACAATTAACCACGTTTACACCTACTTTCTCTAAGTCTTGGGCAATATAATCAAAGGCCTTTACCCATCGGTTAATTCCCTCACTATTTCCCCAGCCTTTAGGGTGATCGCCATGCCAGTGAGACAACTTGCCGGTTTTTTGCATATCAAAGCCAACCAGAAAAATGTTTTTAGCTCCAAGTATATAAGCTAAATTTATAGCCTGATATCCACTATTTTTACCGCTATGTAATACATTATGTCTAGCTGACAGGCCATCGCCTGGGACAACTCTTATAAATCTTAAATCGTACTCTCTCGCGGCCCACTTATCAGCACACCATTTTTCACACTTTGGTAGCTTGTCTTTGTACTCAACCCACCAACGTCTATCACCAGCATAAATAAGATTTGGCTTTTTAACTACCTGATAGCTAGTGTTAACTGCAATTATTTTGCAGGCTTTTTCTTTTTGCTTTTGTTCGATGTAGTTTGCTTGCTCTTTTGTGAGACTTGGCCCGCTTGCGACAATGACGATTGTTTGCCATCCTTGCCGCTTGATGATAAAGGGGTTTTATCTACCTCCTCAGCCATACCGAATTCTATTAACTGTTTTGCAAGGTTTTTAGGCACATCTATAAGCGGCTGCCCGCTAGAAACATTGCCAAAACTTGGGCTGGAAAACTGTTTGATTGCTTTTAAATCCATAAATACTCCGAAAGTTATAGGGGGTAAACTACCCCCTACAATAAACGCTAATATTAAGCGTCAGGCCATGCGCCAACAATTACAGCCGATGCTCGGAATACTGTAAACGCGCCGCGTGTCTCACCACGAACAGTCAACAAGTTATGCTCCACATCATCCTCATTTTGGTCAAATAGCTCAACGGTTGTTTGCTGTCTATCCCAGTACATTAATGCTGCCAATGATGTACATATGAATGTACCGGCCGCCATTGAGTTACTAAGAACAACCGGCAAACCCCACAATGTGGCGGTTAAACCACTATTAATGTAGTTGATAGCGCCATCAGCACCAACATAACGATCATCGCCAGTACCAACCTTTAAGCGCTCCATTCGGCCCCAGTCAGCAGGGTTAATTATATAAATATCCGCCATATAATCAGCCGAACTAACTTGATATTTTGCGCGGTTAGCCGCATCAAAATCATTATCACCACTAACAACAGTCAAATCTGTATGATTGCCGGTTGTTGTAATGCCTGAAAGGTTAGGGCTTACGCCATCACCATTAAGCACTTGGCTTTCAACACGAAGGTTAACACCATAAGACATTCTTGCATCAATGTATGATTGCAAAGCTGGTGCATCGTCAAGAACCTGTTTAGACACTTTAATAAAGTGGGCTATAGTCCTAACCGGAGTATCAGCACCTTCAAAAGTCACAACACTTTCTGGCTTTTGTCCGGCCTCTGAAGTCTCAGCAGCGTTATTAGTGAATAATAGCTCTTTCGTATAATGAATTGTATTTCCTGTGGCGACACCACGTGGCAATATATCCATAATGCGAAGGTTTCTAAACGCGCCGCCAACGATGCCAGGCATTGTTTGCAATGGAACAATATCATTAGTCGGATCTTGAGGGCTTCCACCTTCACCGATAATGGTATTATTTTGAAACTCTACCTTACACTTATTTTGCCTACCCTCTATAAAGTTCTTAAATGACTCATGCTCAATAAACTGGGCACCAAGCGATTTAAAAACTGGCTTTTCAGTAATTTTGACGCCTTCTTGCTGCATCACCATAACTGTGTCGTTAAGCTCTTTCAATTTCACCATACTAGCGGTGTACTCTTTTCCAAGAGTTGATAATTCAGCTTTTAATTCAGATGAAACCGATTCGCCTGCATCTACTTTCGATGCATAATCATTAATTTTTGCCTCAAGCTGTACATCTAAATTCTTGAGGCCCTCGTCTAGTTTTTCTGCCAATACTGTAAAGTCTGTCATGTTAATACCTTTAAATTGTGTGTTTATTAAAAATAGCCGTTAATTCGGCAAGCATCTCGGTATTATCCGAGGGTTTTTCGGTCACACAATCACTGTGAACCTTTTTTACAGCCGCTACAATCGCTGCAGCTTCTGATTGCGATGCTGAAAAAGCGTTTCTCATCACCGCTTCAATCTCTGAAAATGAACCTGAAGCCTTGAGCTTTTCTTTAACTCCATGCTTATCGCCATTTTCTATGACTCTTACCTTGTCGGCAAGCTTTGACATATCATATTGAACTGATTTTTTGGCGCTCATTGCCGATAAAACAGTAGTAAGCATATTCTTGGCGTCATCTTCTGCCAGCTCATCAGCAAACCCAAGTGCTACGGCCTCGTCACCGTCAAGCCATGTCTCAGCAGATAGCATATCAGTAAGCTGGGCCTCACTTACATTATCGCCAATTCTACTCAAATAAATACTAGCTATCATGCCCTCTAGTTTATCAAGCGTGTCAGCTACGCCACGCAAATCCTCTGCCTCACCTACCGCACCCGTCCAGGGCTTATGTATCATCATTAATGAGCTGGTAGAGCGCATGACAATCTTATCAGCGGCCATAGCTACAATACTAGCCATGCTAGCGGCTAAGTCAATGCGGGCCGTTATTGTGCCCTCAAAGTCTTTAAGTATATTAAAGATTGCAAAGCCTTCCATGATTGAGCCGCCGCCAGAGTTAATAATTAAATCAATCTCTGCCTCGCCTTTTATTTTCTCAGCTAAATCGGCGGCTGTAATTTCCCAGCCAATTTCCCCGTCAAGTCTGATCGTTCTCATTATCTTTCCCCGTAGTACCCGCCGGAACCATTGTCCCATTTAAGTATATCACATCACCGCCTTCTTTGGGTGGCAAGCCTTCTTGCTGCCTTCCCTCGTTCGGTGTTAACAATCCAGAGTTCACACGATCTTTTGCCGCCGCTGTTCTAGCGGTAACATCTGCCCGAAGCAACGCGTCAAAGTCAAATTCTATCTCTATTTTCTCCCAATCTCTGATGGGCATTAAGTTCTTTTTAATGCTTGCCTCATATCGTTCTAGGTAGGGGCGTAAATTTAGCTTATAGAAGCCGTCCATTATTTGCTGGATACCTGATCCCCATGCTGTAGTACCAGAGGTGTCATTAACGAGAACAGAGGGAACACCCATAAAACGGCATATATCCTCAACCTGAAACCGCCTAGACTCAAGCATTTGCATATCGGCGGGGCTTAATGATGTCTGTGTATAATCAAAACCTGCCTCTAAAACAAAAAGGCCATCATTGTTACCTTCCTCTAATTGCTTAAAGGATTTTTTTATTTCTTTCCGCTGCTCATCAGTGAGTATTTTGTCAATGGTTAAAATGCCAGTTGTTTTGCCGCCATTACCTGCCAGTGTTGAAACCCTATTGTCTATTGCAATAGCAATGCCAAGTGCTTGCCGCGCATAAGCTAGTGGTGATAAGCCAACAACACCATTTCCAAAAAGTTTTACATGCCAAATTGACTCACTTGAATAAACTTTAGTGTCACCCGTGGCAGTTGTGTAAATGTATGTTAATGTCCCGTCCTCTAATAGAGTGGGCTGCATTTGTGCTGACATTAATGGAATAAGGGCAATTATCTTGCCGGTAGGGCTTAACTGTTTGACAGAATAGGCGTTACCGTCAGTAACTAGATTTAATGTTATGGTTTCAAAATATTCTACGCGGGTTTGGTTCTTATTTGGTGAATAGTTTAAAACTCTCCATAAATCATAATCATTTGTTGGTGTCTTTGTAGATCCATTGAGAGTATAGGCTTTGATCGGCAATGCAGATACGGTCTCAGAAAGTAACCGAGCGCAAGCCCAAAAAGCTGAGACTGTCATTGCAGAGTCAAAGGTAACTATTGCCGCTGATGACTGAGAATAATTAACAGGGCCAGAAAGCTGGTCTCCCTCTGTAACCGTTGGGCCAGTTGATTTCCTACCTAGCCAGCGTGTTATCCAGCTCATAATCTGGCCGATATAATATTATTGATTGCCTGACTAATATCAGGGCCGCCATCTGTCATACTTCTACCAAGTGCCATTAACAAAGCGATAACCCCATCAATTTTATTCTCTGAACGTTCTTTATTTGGGTAAACATTCTCTTTGATGTCCTCTTTCGCCACAACATTTGAAATCATCCAAGTCATTACGGGGTCATCATTATGCTGTATATATGTTGATCTTATCAAACCATCAAGTGTTTTCATAGGCTCGCTAAAATTAAGCACTGTGGGCCGCATTTCAACAACCGGAATTCCTTCGGTCATCAATTCGGTTACTAACATTGTAGCCTGATGAGGGTCATATGCAACTTCCTCAACTTGGAATAAGCTTGAAAGCTCAATGATATCATTTTTTATTACATTAAAATCTATTATTTCACCGTCGGTGATGGTAAGCCACCCGTCCCTCATCCAACCCTGATAGTGATCATTAGCACCATTCTCAATGGCTGACTCTGGTAGATAGTATTTCCCAAACCTTACATACTCTGATGAGTTAATGGGTATAAGGATTTCCAGTGCCGCTATATCAACCTTTGATGCAAGATCGAGACCTAAGTAGCACTTTTGGCCTTCAAAATCCTCTAATTTTAATGATGAGTCAGCGCATATCCTCCATTTTTCTACATTAAAGTATGCCGCTTTCGCCCCAACCCATATATTCAAATGCTTAGTTTGATAGGTTGACTGCTTTCTTGCATTGTTTTTAGCATCATTTAAACGGTTATTTAGAAAGTCTGAGTCTACCGATATACCGTAATTAGGATTAGCTTTCTGTAGTGACTCTTGTGATGACCAATCGTCACCAATATCTACCGTATAAATTAAAGCAAAAACTGTATCATTGTCTACCGAGCCCTCAAGCATTTTCTGGGCCTCAAGCTGCATCTGATAACAAGGCCCCGCCATGTTTGATCCGGCTGTAGTTATCATCAACAGTAATGGCTGTTCCCTTGCACCCATTCCAGTTTCCATTGTGTCTAGCATTCGGTCATCCTTATGCTCATGGTACTCATCAACAATCGCGCATGATGGGCTCGAACCATCGCCTGGGTCGCCTATGATTGGCTCAAACTTTGAACCGTCTTTTTCAATTGATATATTTGAGGCAAAAACTTCAACACCAAAATAGTCTTTAAATTCATCCTGTTTTTGTGCCATTATTTTTGCAGGTTTAAAAACTTCGTAAGCTTGTTTTTCAGAGGTTGCGCCCGAGTAAACTTCCGCCCCATGCTCATTATCGGCGGCCAGCATATATAACCCTATTGCGGCGGCCAGTGCTGATTTTCCGTTTTTCCGTGGAACGAATAATTCAGCTTTTCTGAATCGTCTTAAGTCATCAGATTTTCGTTTCCATCCAAAAACATTCATAACAAAAAAGCATTGCCATGGCTCAAGGGTTAATCTATCGCCACTACGCGCCCACTTACCCTTAGTGTGTGGCATCATCTGTATAAACTTGCAAACCCGCTCGCCAGCGGTTTCATCAAAATAGTAAGGAAATGATTTTTTTTTGCTGCTCTTTAAGTCTTTAACGTGGCGCTTACAGGCTTGAATAATCCACTTGCATGCCGGTATTTTGCCGCTAATAATATCAGCCGCATAAATTCCCCCCATTTCAACGCAAGGAAATTGTGTCATAAGGTTGAGAAACCATTCTTTGGCTTTCCTTTTGGTACTGATATTTTTGATCTATCTGAGGGCGTCATACCAAATTGTGACAGTAAGCCTGTCAACCTTGCCAACTCTGCACCGTTTAAGCCTGTAACTGTATCGCCCTCACCATCACCGCCCCACCTGAATCTATATAATAAGTTGCTCATTATTTCTAGGGCTATTCTGTCGGCCTCACCCAAAACGCCAGTATATGAGATAGATACTATCTCATCCCAAATGTCAGACAAGGCTGGGGCGAAGTGATCGGGGGCGGGGCCTATGCCTCTTTCTGGTATTGGCTCATCATCTGGCCGCCTTTCTGGGTGAGCCTTAAATGATCCTTTTATCTCCTTTACTGCTGTAGGTGTTCTTGGCCTTCCCATAATTTC